GCTCGTTCCCTTGCGATCCCACGATTCGAACGCGCGCGTAAGCGAGCTTTCGATGCTGTTCGCCGTCGAGTCGAATTCCTCTTTGATCTTGTCCGCGGATTGCTTCGCATCTTCCGCGGCTTTTTTCATCGCGTCGCCGATGGCCTGCCGCAAGTCGAGCTGATCCGCCGTCTCGCGAAGCGCCGCTATCTTGTCGCGCAATTCTTGCGTGTCTTGAATCGCGCCCGTCTCGATTTCGTGCAGCGTCTTTTCAATTTCCGCGCGCGCCTTTTGCGAATCCGTAAGCCCTTCATTGACGCTCAGTTGCGCTTGCAGCGAATCATTTAGGTCGCTGATATTTTTCGTCGCGTCGGCCGTCGCCTTGTTGTATTCGTCGAATTCTTTTTTGCGATCGGCAGCGAATTGCCCGGCCGACGTAGCCCAATCCTTTAGTTTGTCGGTCAATTCTTCGGTTTGAATGATCGCTAACGCCTGCCGCGTTACCTGATCCTTTTCGTTCCCCGATAGCTTGTCCCACGCGCTAGAGTTGATGAACGCAATAAACGACTGTTCGGCAGCCGTGATCCGCTGCGTCTGGAACATTTGCGCCAGCGCGAGATTTGCCGCCGCAGCATCCTTCGACAATTGCTGTATTTCGGTGTCGAACGCGCTTGCGCCCTTCGCCGCGCTCTGATAATCCGGCTGCGGCTTGTTGCCGAGCGCCAAGTCGCGCGGGTCGAACGTCGACGGGTCGCCCGCCTTCGCCGTCGCTGACGCGACAACTTCCGCGAGCTTCACCGACTTTAGCAAGTCGAGTAGCTTTTGCGACTTTTCGATATCCTGCGTCAGCGACGCGATTTCGTTGTCGTACAGGACGGCATTGCCACCGCCGACGATTTCCTTGTGATTCTTTGTAAGCTCGTTAAGGTGCTTCGTGTCGTCGGCGATCTTCTGTGTAAGCGAGCTTTCCGTTTCCTTATATTGAGCATCGGTGCCGAGCGCCAAGTCGATCGAGCGCATCATCCCCTGCCCGGCTTCGCGCGCGGCATTGAATTTGGCGATAACGTCCGAGATTGCGGGGATGATTCCCTGCAACAGACTTTGCTTTAGCGTGTCGTATTCGACCGACAGTTGCCGCGTCTGCGACGCTAAACGCGCTTCCGCGTTCGCCTGCGCGGTCGTGACTGACGCCGCGGTCGTCGTGTTTTCGGCGATTTCCTTCAACGTCGAATTCATCAACACGCCGCTTCGCCCGAACAGGTCGTGCTCTAGCGCAGCCTTGCCGGCGCCATCTGCGTACCCGTTCAGCTTTTCGGCGACTTCCTGCAACGCCTGCGCCGGTTCGCGTGCCTCGATGCCGAGGAAGCGCAACGCCTGCGCGGTCTTCGTCGTCAGGTTCTCGGCGCCGTTCAGCCCCGACGCGACGCGCGACAGCATCGTTTGAAACTGATCGAACGACGCGCCGGATACGGCGGCGACGTTCGCCATGCGCGATACTTCCTCCACCGACGCGCCGACGTCGACGGCCAGATTGCGCACCTGTTCGCCGGCATCAATGACGGCGCGGCCGAACTCGACTAACGCGCCGACGGAAAACGCTTCCGTGACTAGGCCGCCAATGGTGCCTATAGTCCGGCCTAGCGGTCCGAATTTCGACGTTATGCTTTCTACCGACGACGAAAGCTCGCTTTCCGCCTTAGACAGTCCCGAGTGAAATTCAACCGTATCGAGAATCAGCGAAACGACGAGCGAGCCTAGATCACCGGCCATTATTCGGGCGCCTTCCCGTGTTTGAGTTGTTCGAATAGCGCGACAACTTTCGCGCTAAGTTCTGTCGGCGGCACGTGCTCCGTTTCCTCTCGCGTTGCGTTCCACGGGTAAAAGTCGGTCGGCGCGATGCGCGCGTCTTCCGCGCGCTGCGCGTTCGTTTTAAGCGCCGGATACAGGCCGGCCCGGAAGTCTTCGGCGGGACAGCCGAACGGCTCGATCCGTTCGTATGCCCGCCATTCCGTCAATTCCTCGCTCGACATGCGCGCCAGCATTTCGCCGACCGTCATGCCGAGTTGCAACGCTAGACGGAAGAGGAATCGCCTTTCGGGTCGGCGTCGGAGTTTTTTTCGGCGTCGTCGGCGTTGTTCTGGCCCAATGCCGATAGGCGTTGCGCGATCAAGAAAAGCCGCTGCACGACGGTATTGCTTTTCTTGCCGAGCCCGATCATCTGCGCTTCGTCGAACAGCGCATTCCCCTCTTCGTCGACGAGCGCGCGCGATAGGAGCTTCGCACGTGCGTTGTCGACGACTACCTTGTCGACGGTCTTCATCTTGCCGTCGTCGTCGCGTATGGTTTCGGTTCGCAACATTGAACGTTCGAACCATTCACGATCGGCGGCCGACAGTGCGCGGACGATTACGTCGCCGTTCCACTCGGGAACCTCGACGCGCTCTTGCGGTAAATCTTGCGCGAGCAAAATTTCGTTCACGCTTAACAACTTCCCCATCGCAACCCCTGCGCGAATGCGCGGTTAATGAGCAAAAGAAAATGGCGCCGGCCAGCGAAGGCGCGGCGCCATGCGGAGAAAACGCTACGGCGTTACCGTGTACGCGCCAGTGATCCGGAGCGAAATTTGCCCCGTGATCGTCTTGTCGACGCCGCCCGTGATCGTGAATTTCTTTACGAACGCGTCGAACGTCAGCGTCGACGCATCGGGGAACGTGAACTTCACGGTCTTTTTCAGCGAGCCTTGACACGCTGCGCGCGCCGATTGCTGGCCGGCGTCGTTCATGTCGATATCAAGATCGACGGTCATGTTGCCGCCGTCGTACAGGCCGAGGATGAATTCCTTACCCGTCGAGTCGAAGTTCGACACGTCCTGTTCCGACGCCGAGCCGTCGAGCCCGTTGAATTGCTTTGCGTTGCCGATCTTCGTGAACGTCGACGGCGTTGCTGTGCCGCCGGTCGTGTACGCCGTGCCGCCCGTGGTATCCACGTCGACAGCAAAGGTATTCGTCGTCTTGTTTTTCACGACGAGCGTTTTTCCGTTCAGCGTGGTATTGCCGCCGAGCGACGCGAACGTCACGACGTCGCCGTTGTTGAAGCCGTGCGCGGTTGCGGTAACGATTGTCGGATTGCCGAGCGCGAGCCCCGAGACGGTCTTCGCGCCGCCGCTGCCCGACGAAACTTGGACGAGCGTGCCTTGTGCGGAAATTGCGGTCGATCCCATGTCTTACCCCTCAATAGGCGAAAAAAAACCGCCCGAAGGCGGCGACGCGATGCTCTGGCGGTTCACTGCCAGCAAAGAAAATCGAGCGCGACGTAATGCAGCCTCGCCTCGCTGTCATACAAATCCTGATCGCCAGCCGGGTTGTTCCTAAACGGCGCCGCGAGCATGGCGGCGACGACGGAATCGGCAAGCGATTTCGCGCCTTCGTATGTGCGCGCGAAGCACGTAACCTGCACGCGGACTTGCGTCAAGCCCGGCGCATCGCCGGCCAGCGTCAGGCACGGCACCGACGAGATACGCGCGAACACGATGTAAGGCGGAAGAGTGCCGTCCGGAGCGACGCCGGCCCACACGCCGCCGGCTGGCGCGATCGACGACAGCGCAGCCGACACGGCTGATTCGATCATTGCGTGAACGCCCGATCTATGCCGACGCGCAAGTCTTCAATGATCGCGCTCGCGGCAGCTTCCTTTTTCGCGTCGAACGCGGGGCGCATGAACGCATGCTGTCCCTTGCCATTCTTGCGGCCGAATTCGACGATGAAAAAGTAATACGCGTCCAAGTTATGCGCGCCGCCGCGGCCGACGTGCTCGCGGCCCTTGCCATGCCGGCAGCCGATCACGTAACAGATGCGGCCCCTGCGCGACGTGTGCGAGTCGTACTTCATAAAGACCGCCTTTTTCAGCGCGCCCGGTTCCGGATGCCCGGCTGCGACCTTGCCCGGCCACACTGGCGCGCGGTCTTTCATTTCGTCGCGAATGATGGCGCCGCCCATAGAAACGGCATGTCGGCCGATGTGTCGGTCTACCTTGTCGGGAAGCTCGCGCATCCGGGCAGCGATTTCCGCAAGCCCCGCTACCTTCGTCGTGACGATGTTGGACATATCAGACCGCCGCCGCGCTTATGCGTAGCGACGCCTGCCGCTCGCGATGCTCGCCCGCCGACGTGTCGACGGCGCAATAGAGTTCGTATTTGCAGCCCTCGATCCCGCCTTGCACGAGCACGCACACGTCGCGATCCTGATACACGATGCCGCCCTTCGTGAGCGAAACGCCGGGATCGTTGCCGCTTAACAGCGTGACGTTGACGACGGCATTCGAAAGCGTCACGCCGGCCGGCACTTCGTCGCCGAAGCCGAAGGTAACGATCACGATTTCGGCCGCGGTCTTATCGGGTAGCGCGAACATGGTTCAAACCTTAAACAGTCGGGACAGCGATTTGACGACGAACGAGCGCGCCAGCGACGGCACGCGGTACAGCGCGTCGGGAATCAGATTGCTCGTCGCGAGTGCCGTAATGCTAGCGAGCGCCGTCGAGACGGCCGACAGCACGCGCGGCGGCAGTCCCTTCGCGATCCGCGCCACCTGCGCCGCCGTTGCCCGGCGCGTCGCCGTGACGGCGCGGCCGATCCCGGCGGCCGTCGACTGCATCGCCTGCCGGGCCGCTGCCACATGAACGCCGAGCCCGGCCGCAACCGAGCCCACTGACGCCGTAAGCGTCAGCGAAAGCGCCGACGAGCCGCGGGCGATCGTCGCGGCCGTCCCGGAAGCCACGCTCCGCGCCGTCGCCACGGCCAGAATCCGGCCCGCCGCCGCGTTCTGCGCGACTGCCCGCATATACCCCACGCTGCGCCGGATAAACGCGCTCTGCGCGGCCGTGGCGGCGAGCGTCAGAACTTTCGCCTTGATCGCCGACAGTGACGCCGCCGAGCCGGTCGAAACCGCCCGCGACGTGTCCACTTCCCGGCGGAGACTTGCTTGCAGCACCGCGGCTGACGCGAGCGCGCGCGCCGCCGCCCGGTCGACCGCTGCCGCCGGGGACTGCGCCGCCGCGTGTGTGACGCTGACGCTTCGCGAGCGTGACGCGCTCGACGCGCTCGACAAGGCGCGGGCCGTCACCATCTGCGCCCGACGCGAAGCGAGTTGCGCCTGTCCGATCGCGTGAAAGGCGAGCGCCGACGCCTGCCGTGCCGCGGTGGCCGATATGCTCGCCACGCGCGCGAGCGCCGCTTGACGGGCAATCGCCGCCGCCGTCGAGTTCGACGCCGACAGCGTTAGCGGAATCGTTTGCGCGCCGCCGCCCGCCGATTCGATATAGAAGTAGGCAATCGGGTTGACGAGCGAAGTAGCCAAGCCCCCGAGTTTGAAGCGGCAAATCGAGCTTGCGAATGTCACCGTCAGCGGCGCGTTGTTTGCGACCCAATTCGCCGCGCTTGTGCGCAATACGCCCGTCGCGTCCCAAAAGCGGCCCGCGGCAACAGTGTCGGCGCGATCCAATAGGACGCCGAGCGAAGTCGTATCGTCGAACAGTTCAAGCGAGCACCGTTGCTCGTTGCTCGCGTCGCCGCACGCCATGCGTATGTTGTACGAACCCGGCGCCGGCAAGTCGATGCGGAACGTCCCGGACGACGAACCATCATTCGGGGCATAGACAATCCCCGCGAGCCGATGATCGACCGTCGTCGAGCGATTCGCCGACGAGATAGTCGAGCCCGTCACCGACTCCCATCCTGCCGTATTGCCCTGCGCGGTCGTGATCGGGTACGGCGAGCCCGTGAAGCCGTTAAAAAAGTGATCGGTTGCGCCGTCGGTTACATACGCCAGCGACGCGCGGAAGTCGCAACCTTGCGCGAATGCCATCTATGCCGCGGCAGCGAGTTCGACGCCCCACGCCTGCACGGGAGCGCCATTGCCTGCGATCCACAAAAACCGCTCGATCGAGTCGACGAACACGAAGCGGCGCATGTGCGTGCATTCCTTCGCCGAAAACTGTACGGGCGGCGTGTCGCCCGCGAGCGTGACTTTGCGGCCCTGCCACGTGGTAAGCGTCGAGTCCGTCGGTTGAATCACGTACGCGTCGAATCCGCCCATGCCCAAGTAGTAAACGAACCCCGGACCGCCGGCGAGCTTCCCGCACCAATCGGAGCCGCCGCCGAGCGTGACCGACAAGTCAATCGCGGGCGGAACTTCGCCGGTCAACGTCGGATGCAACACCTTCGTCGGCGCGGTCGGGTCGATCATCGCGAACGAGTTGCCGTTTTGATGGTTGC